AATGTCGTCCGGAATCGTGACAGAGGTCAACACGCCTGTTGTTGCGTTAACTGTAAAATCCGTTGTCTCTTGGTAGTCGCCAACAATCACCACGTTGGTTGGGCTGATGTTGGTATAACCCAAAAACAGCGTGCCAGACGTGAAGGATTTCAGCACCTCGATGCGACCAAAACGAAGCTGGCAGCTGCTCAGCCGTTTGCCGCATACATCATTACTGAGGCTCGCCACTGGCTGGTCGTCGGCGTTGAAATAACGGTTGCCGTCATAGTGACAGCCGATGTCGCTGCGGTAGATCCACTGGCATTGTTCCCGTAGCAACCTGCGGCCTGGCAATGCCCTGCCTTCAAGGTCAAATGGGACAGCAAGCTGGAACGATACGGCAAGCTTGGTTTCGTTGCTTTTCTGCTCAACGATCCATTCATCTGGACCCCAATAGGCGTCGGGATCTGCGCCTGGTAGACCGTCAAGGTACGTACTAAGTGTGCGGATACGTTGAACGGATGCACCAACCAAGTCGTCATACGTATTGGTCAGCGCTGTGATGGCCAAACCGACGTTGGCGAACGTAAGGGTGGGACGTGCCAGCTGTCCCTTGGTGTTTAGCTCGAAGCCGTTTGCCTCTAGTGGCAATGCGGTGTAGGTGTTGCCTTGATAAACGATGTCTGTGCCGTTGACTTGGGTCCAATTGCAAAAGCGATAAATAGCCTGCTCGGTCGAGCCAGCGGGGAGCAGCGTGGTGATGTCGAGCGTGAACAGGTCGATGACCTGCGGTAGCTGTGTTTTAAGAGTTTCGGCGTTGGGAGGTGTTTGGGTCATACGTACACCTGGCGCAGTTCAAAGCTAAGACTTGCGTAACCGGGGATGGTGCGAGAAATAGTCCAGCCGTCTGCAAGTAGAAATGTCTTTGGGTCGAGCGTCAGGGTGACTTCAACCACTGTTCCGTTGGGGATGGTCACGGATGTGATAAGACCGCTGGCCAAGTTGACGGTGTAATCAGCTGGGCGGGTGTAACCGGCGAGGCTTATCGAGGTGATGTTTGTGTAGCCAAGATCTAACTCGCCAGCGGTGATTGGACGGGCGAATGATTTCTGGCTGTTTGGTGGAGTCCATGTAAGGGCTTGGCCCTTTTGGGAAAGCAAGTAACTTTCAATGGAGTAGATCTCCTCGATGGGGAGTACGACTGTTTGGCAGTTCCAGGTTTCGATGTCGCGATTTAGGCCGTCGCTGAGGATTTGGCTGTAGCCGTCACCAAACTGGGCGCGTTGAATTCGCTGTGTCTTTTTCTCGCTCGTGGAGAACGCAAGCGGGATGTCGTCAAAGGCGATGTAACGCATCAGAGCATTCCTCCACTACGGCGCTCGTTTGCCAGGGTCGAGAGGACAATGCCTTGAACTTGCCCAGCAATCTGTTTTTGGGCTTTCGGGCTCAAGCTTTCGCCTGTGTTCTCTACTGTAATGTTAATCGTCTCAACCTTCACGCCACCGCCGCCAAGGGCGTGATTTGGAACAATCGTTCCAGAGGATTTAGGAACGAACAGTTCTGGGCCGCGCTCGCCAACCATGTAGGGCGTACCAGTGGAAACCGGACCGCCGTTTGCTTTGCCGGCAATCCCAGGAACGGCAGCCAAGAACCCAGAGATTCCAGACCCTGCATCAGAGCCTAGAGTGCCAAAACCCGTGAGGTTGAAGTCGCTTGCTCGGGTGCCGATAGCTGGGGATTGCCCCAAGCCAAATGCACGGGCAATTCCGATTGCGATGTACTGGGCAATCATTTGCTGAGCTGTCTTCATGAGCATCTCAGCCAAATTCCTCAGGAAGTCGGCAAATACCTCTTCAACACTCTTGGTTCCAGTCACCATGTCTAGGAAGCCGGTCGTGACAAGCTCGCTGGTAAGTTGAGCGGCTTGACCGATTTCTTGGTATTTCTCTAGGACACGTGCCAGGGCAACTTCTTGCTTGACGATCGCATTAATCTCTGCGCCCGTGGAGAAGTCCATTAGTCCTTCTGGGGCTCCGTAAATTCCGCGACTTGCAAAAGGTTGGGTCCGTTCAGCAAGCGCTAGTGGGTCAAACCCGGCGGCAGCGCTTAAAGCTTGTACTTGTTTAACAGCCTGAAGCTGCTTTTGCTTTTCTAAAGTTACTTTATACTCTAGATCGTACTGATCTACAATTAGGCTGTATTGCATATTATACGCCTTAATAAGGGCTTCTCTTTCTTCTAGGGATTTCGTGTTGGCTATTTTTTGTTTAGACTGAATGTTCAGTATCTCTAACTGACCGTCTCTTTCTATGACTAACTGCTTAAGTCGCCTATCAAGAGCAGCCTCCTCACCACCTTGAAACTCTGCAAGTTTTACAGAAAAAGCAAAACGGTCTTTTAGAGCGCTTATCTCAGAAATTTTTGCTGCGTCTAGTTGTCGGCTAATTTGCTTCTGTGTGCGTAATTGTCTTTGTAGCTCCGCTTCTTGTTGTCTTGCTTGCCGCTCTTTTGCTCTAGCCGCACGCTCTTCAGCAGTACTGCGCTCTTGAACGAGCCTTGCTAACTTTCTTTCCATCTCAAGTATAAGTTGAGTTACTTTCTCTTCGGTGCCTTTGCCTGAAAGAATTAAATTTTGCTCTTTTAGTTCCCACTCTCTGATAATCGCCCTTTCTCTCTCTGCGTAAACACTATCGTTTAGAATGGATTCTGTTGATTTAAGAAGCTGCCTTTCGTTATTTATTAACTCTAGTCTATTTGCGATAATACGGTTTATAGTCTCTTGTTGACTTTTAGCTTCGCTTCTATCTGGTCCTTCTCCCGTGGTTTGTGATGCACCGAAAGCACTGATTTGCCCGCCAATCAAGGCGGTGGCAGGAGCCCCAAAGGCGCCTCCACCCGCAACAGTTCCGGCTATAAAATCAGCGAAGCTCTTAGGGATACTCAGTTTGTTTAGAACAGAAACAACACCTGCTAACGTGTTTGTAAATACTACTAGAGACGGTATCATTTCAGCCATAAGTTGGCTCTTAGCTTTAGACACTTCTTCGTCCAATTTATCCGTAGCCTGGGAAAGAGCATTCAACTGTGCAACAGCATCTTCGCCTAAACGCTCTGTAATTTCAGCAAATAGTACCGTCTGCGCGTCATACACTTGTCCCGCTTCTTCTAAAGCGGTGATTTGCTCTTTTGTTGCTTCTGAGACTTTTATACCTGCTTCTTGAAGCGCACTTAAACCCTCTGAAGGTTTTTTTAAAGTCTTAGCTAAATCAGTCAGTTGCTTGGAAAAGCTGTCTACTGCCGTTCCAAGTGCCGTACCAACCAAGGAGAGGCCGAAGCCGAACTGGCCGCCCATTAGACCGCCAGCCGCGCCGCCCAAGCCGCCGCCCACTGCAGCGCCTGCGCCTTGACCGAACAGAAGTGGGAACGCTCCGCCGATAATGCCGCTACTAATAGCTGAGTTTCTACGATCTCTAACCGCCCTAGCGCGATTTTCCGCAATTTTTTGTGTCGCTTTAGCCTCTTTTTCTGTAGTTAGAACTAACTGTCGTTGAACAGCAGCGCCATCTTGTAAAAACTTGTACCAACTACTGCGTATATTTAACTGTTTGATGTTAGAAGCAGTTAGTTTTTTGCTGTTTAATAAAAGCTCTTTGGCTGTCTGTAAACGCTGCCTCTCTACTCGAATTTGACCAGGGTCTAACCCTAGTTTTCTAGCGCCAGATGGGCCAAAGGGGTTTTGGATTGCTTTTACTCTTTTTTCAAGCTCGTCTAATTCATTATCAATTACCTTTACGCGAAGCTCGATTTCGCTCTGGTAAGCCACGACTTCGCACAGTAACTAACTTTAGTTTACCGACGGCGGCGAGCTTTCTCCATCTCCTTTTCTTGGTCCTCGTTGAGGATCTTGAAGTAGGCGCTCCAGCCGAGGAGTTCTTCGGGGGTCATCGTGGTGCGGACTTCGGACAGGCTCATGCCTAGTTCTTTGGCAACGCCGAACTGGAGCATGAGCCAGTTGTCTTTGCGAAGATCCGCGCTTAGGAGTTTGGGTCCATCTCCTCAGCGTTTTCGTCTTCGCTAAGGATGGCGAGCATCAAGGACTGGAGATCTTTGTCCTTGACTTCGTTTTTGAGGATGTCGATCTCTCCAGCGGCAAAAAGCTTCTTGCCGTTCTCGTCCAGAGCCTTTGCGATTAGGAGCTGGAGGGCAAACGCACCAGCATCATCGGATTTGGCTTGGCGTTGGGCGCGTTCGCGCTCGGCCATAGTCAAAGGTGTGACCCACATTTCAAATGTGGTGCCGTCAGAAAGTTCTACAACTTTCTTGGCTGGTTCGAGATTCGCGGCTTTGCGGAGGCGGTCAATCGCGCGAACTGGGACCGGCATGGAATACAAATGTATGTGTTTGTACTGTAGCGAAGAACAATAAAAAAGCCCCAGCATTGCCGGGGCTCAGTACATCTGCTTGTATCAGACTATCAGGATTTGGTGAAGTCGAAGCTCGGGGCAGCGCTGGGACGGAAGTTGATAGCCACGCTTTGGCCATCGTCGGGGTTCACGTTCAGGCTGGCAGAAGTCAGGATGACGGGAACTTCGATGGAACGGCTGGCGGTGTCGTCCACACTTGCGCCGCTCATGATGCGGTCGATGTAGAGCTTCATCGTTGCACCGTTCTGCTCGCGCTGGATCACGTCTTCAATCAGACGGCTGGAGAGCAGGGTGTCGTCGTCGGTGGTATAGACGGTGGCCGAGCCGGAACCGTCAGCAAAGCCAGGGATATAAGCGCGGAAAGGAGCAGTGCCGGTAACAGCTTGACCGATAGTCGTAACATCGATCTCACTACGAGTGATCTCAAAGTTCCAGTCGCGCACCTGACCGACAACTTCAGCAGCGGTGTAAGTGATGCTGGCGAAGTCGGAACCGAAGCCAGTAGGTGCTGCAGTTGCGGTCTCTTCTGAACCACCCACCGTGGAGCTGAGGGTCATCACACCTGTTGACTCGACATAGGTCAACACGTAGTAATCACCAGCAGCAATCGCGCCAGTAGTGGTCGCTCCAGCGGGGTAGGCCAGGGTGACGGGGTCGTTGACGCGGAAACCCAGGTAAGAGCCAACGGTGATGTTGCCGCCAGTGGCAGGAAACGCGGAAGCGGTGAGGGTGGTGACAGAAGTTCCGGCTGGTTTGTAGTAGAGGGCGCCGGAGGTGCCCGACAGGACGGTTGCCATGAGAAAACCTAACAATGGGGAGTGTCGCGGGCACTGCCCGGCTTCTTACAGGTTAGCCCCTATTTATGACAGGTCCGTTGCAACATATGGTGCTTCAAGTCTACCCACAAAATGCGGTGATTCTTCTGTTGATGAGAACGAAGGGCCATTTAACGGACCAACGCGGGTGTAAACGCCGATAGAGGTTTTTGCGGTGTTATTGAGTGTTTCAATAACGTCACTTGCTACTGATATAAGTTCTTGGTTACGGGCCGGACCACGGCCTTTTTCAGTAAAAATTTGTACTACAAGAGTACCTCTTACATTATCAATTTCGTCAGACACTAGAGTTTCGTTGGTGAGTCCAAATTGCACGTTTACTCGGACAAACTCTGTTGTTGAGTTTGCCGGTGTGGCGGTTATGTTGTCGAAAAATACTGGTACTGGTGTTGCCAGGTCATTGAAGGCGGTGAGGATGGGGCTTTCCATGGACGCCC